GGACGCACGGCAGCAGGGCTGTCGATGCTAATGGGCAGTGCGGGTTTGTCGATGAAGACGGTGATCAAGAATATCGACGACTACTTGTTGAAGCCGCTCGGTGAAGCGTACTTCCAGTGGAACATGCAGTTCAACGACGATGCAGAAGACGTGAAGGGTGACTTGGAGATCAAGCCTCGTGGTGTAGCTGCGGTTATGCAAAAGGAGGTTCGCACCCAGCGCCTCACTTCACTCTTGCAAACCGTATCGAATCCGATGTTAGCTCCGTTCGTGAAACTGCCGAACCTTATGCGAGAGTTGGCAATCGCACAAGACATCGATCCGGACAGTCTCGTCAACGATGTCAACGAAGCACAAGTATACGCACAGATGTTACAAGGGATGATGCAAGATGCTCAACAAGCAGCAAGCGCAGAAGCTGGCGGCGCTCCTCCACAGCAAGGAATGGCCCCTAATGGAGGAGTACCTAGCGGACCTCCGGGAAGTGACGATTCAGGCCGTGGTAACGGCACAATCGGAGTCGGAATTGCGCCAAACGCAGGGGAAGCTGGGTTTACTGGAAATGCTCCTCAAGTTGAAGAGTAGTCACGAAGCAGTGGTGAGAAACGATGGCTGAAAAAGAAAAAATGACTCGTGAAGAGTACGAGCAAGCAGGTTACATATATTATGGTGACTTCGGCGGTATCGACGTGACGGCTGCTCCTCCTGCCACCGATGACGAGGAGCAAGAAGAAGAGCAAGCGCCAAACATCTTCACGCCGGTCAGTGAACGGCCTGAAACGAATATCTTTAGCGGTCAGCCGATCAGCGATTCGTACACATCACGTTATTCTACATACAAGCCCGAAGATTTCATAAAAGATTTTGACTCGTCGGCTATGACAGATAAGAGCAAGGGTGGATTTGAGAAGTTTTTTGATAATCAAGTAGGTGGTGCACTAGGCGTTGCGCTCACCCCCGCATTCGGTTTTCCGGTACTAGGTCTCGGATACGCTTTCGGGCAAATGGCCAAGAAACAACACAAGAAAAACGCAGACGCCATTATGTCATTCGGTGGTAATGCAGGTAGTATGTTTAAATTTAATGGGCAGACTGTGAGTCGTGCTCCGGGAAGTAGAGTCTACACCGGTAATCTCGGCGGTCTGAGTCATGCTGACATGTTCCGTTATGAAGAAATCAGCAAGCATAACTTCATTCCGGGCACCATGCAAGAAATTCCGGGTGCTGGTGTGAGGGGACAGGACACAAGACGCTCAATTTCAGGTCTTTCTGGCGTAGCAGGTGTGAGCGTGGACGGCATAATTATGGATGCGTTTGGTACGAACCACAGCGCACAGCGTGACGAAAGCGGCCTTAGCATGGTATCAGCGGGTCAAGCTCAACGTGCGCGTGAACAAGAATTTCGCCACATGGCGTCTCAGTTGGGGATCGACATTTCTGGCTTAAAAGGTCGTAACTTTGTAGACGCCGCTGTAGACTTTAAGCAATTTGTTGATGGAAAGATGAAAGGTCAAGCCTATCACGGCGGATTCTTCCACAAAACGAGCAACATGAATTCCGAGACGTATGCTCAAGCTCTCAGGGACAGAAAAACTTTTGGTAAGACGGCGTTCGAAAACATTGCCGAGAGGTACAATCTCACAATTCCGGGTGAGACCATAGAAAAGAAGCCACCCCCGGCAGCAGCACCTCCCGCAGCAGTAACTCCGACACCGGGTGATTCGGGCGATTCGTCGAGTGGTGGCAATCAATACTCTGTGACGACGGATGATCCGGCCTACACTGCTGTGGATGAGCAGGTATATGGCGGCAGCGATGACAACGGCGGCGGCAGTAGCGGCGGACCTCCGGGTGCCGGTGGTAGCACGGGATACGACACTCCCGGATATGGTAGTGGTGGTGGAAGTTCTCTCGGCAGACCCTCTGGTGGAGACTCTTTCACTGGCGCAGGACCGGGTGGGTTCTTTGGCTTGAACAGAGGCGGTCGCGTCGGTATGCAAGCAGGCGGTGTAGCCGCACAACCTGCTGGGTTCGTCGGTGGCCCGCCCGAGAACTTCACAGAGAAGCAAACCGTAGCTGACGACAGGCCGATGTCCGTCCCGGAGGGTACGTTTGTCATCAATGCGGCTGCTGTTGAGTTTGCCGGATCGGATGACATTAAAGAGATGCTTTCGAAGGCGTACGCTAAACTCCAGAAAAAGGTTGACAAATCGATCCGCGTTGCTAAAATACCAACAGAGGATGAAATCGATGTTGCCGTCTCTCGTGGCGAAGTCATCGTACCTCCCGAGATCGCAAAGATTATCGGTTACGACCGTCTCGAAAAAATCAACAATCGCGGCAAAAAAGAAGTTACGCGTCGTCAGAAAAAGGCGGGGGGTGGATTCCTCGCCGGAAAAAAGCTCGCAAACGGCGGTGAAGTAGATTATGAAGATCGCATTATTGCGGACGAAGTACGTCGCAAAATGCAAAGAATGCTAGGTAATCTTTCTGACGATGTGACTGTTACCTCTGAATATTATGAAGATCAGCCCGTTGCAAAAATGGCAGGTAAATTATACAAGGGAAAAACAGTATCAGACTATCAAAAAGCTCTTGCAGACGCTGCGGGTATGGTTCCTATAACCGGAAGATTCAAAGCGAACCCTCGCACTCAAGAGATAAATGTACCACAGACTCCGACGCTATTTAATCTTTTTGCGATGGCCGAAGAGATTGCCCACCTAGATCACCTAGATAAAAGACGCACAAATCCCTATCCTGATCCGGAAGCTCTCGGCTCATTCTTCAATCCATCCGCACAGATGAACAAGAAGTATAGCCAGTACGACAGAAAAGCCGGAGCAAAAGAGCCGTTTAATCCTTACGAAGCGTTCGAGATGGAAGAACGGTACAACGAAGAGATGAGAGCAAAAGCTATCGCGTACGAGACCGTGCGAGGCATGCTACCTAAAAGTAAAAAGACAGCAGACTTTACAAAATTAGGGTATCAAGAAGGTTTTGCTAGATACGTGTACGACAACGCACCTCCTGTAATTAGAGCAGGTCTTTTTAAGAAGTACCCCGAACTACAACAGTTCGTAGATGATAAAGACCGCTTTGTATCAAAGAAAACACCAATAATTAACGAGGGTGTGAAAGAGTACAACAGAAGAGCTAGAAAAGTAGAAGCTCAACGTAAAAAATAAGATTTAAGGAATTCGCTGGCTACCCGCTACGTTCATTCGCGGCCCCAGCACAACCGGAGCGGCCACCCACAGCCAAGTGGCACCGCGAGTGAGGTAAAATAAATGGCAAAACGAGTAAGAGGCCATCGTGCCAACAAGCCGAATGATTCCTTCGGCACAATAAACAGCGACACGCTGTATCGTGGTAACTATCGTGAGGATGTCTACAAAGACGACGACGATGAATCCGACGAAACTATGGAAGCCCAAGATGCGGACCCCGGAGAGGCTACTCCCCAAGAGGCAGCGAGTTTCGTAGAACAAAAACAAGAACCGGACCACGACTACAAGAAACGATATGACGACCTAAAGAAACACTACGATACAAAGGTCAATGAATTCAAGCAGGAAATCGCGGACTTGAAGACAGCTATGCAATCTCCTCAAGCACAGATGCCACAAGGAGTGCCCATGCCCAAGACCCCCGAAGAACTGCAAGCATTCAAAGAACAATACCCGGAAGTGTTTGAAGTCGTACAAACCGTTTCTTCACTCCAAGCTGAATCTCAGCTATCCGAGCTTCGTAACGAACTCGGCACGATCAAAGAACGGGAGAAGCAACTCGAAAAGCAGAAAGCCTACGAGGAACTGCTACGATTGCATCCGGACTTTGACGATATCAAGGGTGACGAAAAGTTCCTTGAGTGGCTGCAAGAACAGCCGGAGTCGATCTCTGACGGCATCTACAAGAACAATACGGATGCTCGTTGGGCGGCACGTGTACTCGATCTGTACAAAGCAGATACTGGCACAACAAAACGGAAGCGTACTAAGTCCGATTCCTCTGCAGCAGATGCCGTAACACGCACTGTTGCCCGTGATGTCAAGACGACATCCGGAAATGACAGGATTTGGAAGGCTTCTGAAATCGGCAAGATGAAACCGTGGGAGTTCGAGAAGCACGAACAAGAACTCGACACCGCACGGGCTGAAGGCCGAATAGACTACAACTCTTAAACCTCAACAAAGGAAGGACAGACCAATGGCTTTTGGTACTGCTGCAGGTTACGGTAACCTGCCTTCCGGTAACTTTACACCGGAAATCTTTAGCCAGAAGGTTCTCAAATTCTTCCGTCGCGCTTCGGTTGCAGAAGATATTACGAATACCGACTACGCTGGCGAAATTGAGAACTTTGGCGACACCGTCCGCATCATCAAGGAGCCGACAATTACCGTCTCCTCGTATACTCGCGGCTCGGTTATCAACGCGCAAGACCTTGCTGACGATCAGATCACTATGGTGGTCGATCAGGCAAATGCTTTCTCGTTTAAGATTGACGACATCGAAGAGCGTCAGTCTCACATCAACTTCGAGGCACTTGCTACTTCTTCGGGAGCATTCTCCCTGAAGCGTAAGTACGACGCTAACGTCCTTGACATCATGGCAACTGACGCAGGTCTCAATGGTGAATCCACTGCTACCACTACCCAAATCTCGGGTATCGGTACGCTTGGTTCTGCCCTTGATATCGGTGGTGCATCTAGCCCCGGCGATACTGCTGTCAACACCATGCTGAAGATGGCAGAAGCACTCGACAATGAATCGGTTCCGGAAGAGAACCGTTGGTTCATTGCTCCCCCGGCATTCTAC